CCCAAAAAATTCCCCGGGGGGATATTTTCCACAAAGTCTTTTGGTCTCCGGGGGTCCTGAAGCCCCAGAGTTGGGAGAACGGCCGTCCCGTGACCTCTGCGGCTGCACTCTGGGGCTTCAGAACCTTCGTAGAACTAGTCGAAAGGAAAGGAGGAGTCGCCGTATGGCGAGAGCAAGAGCTCCGGACAACGGAAGAAGGCGCCGAAGGCCAGCGACTTCTCCTGAGCTTCGCGAGCTTGAGATCTCTGCAGCGGCCTACGATCTCGCTGAGTCACAGATCCAAGCAGGAACCGCGTCGTCCCAGGTCATCACCCATTTCCTCAAGATGGGTTCGACGCGCGAGCGGCTCGAGCAGCAACGCATCGAGCACGAGAACGAACTTCTACAGGTCAAGCGCCAAGCGATCGAGAGCCAACAGAGGATCGAGGAGCTGTACATCGATGCCATTGCGGCCATGAAGTCCTACTCAGGCTCCGGGGAGCAGACTGAGGACCATGACTACGACGTTTAGGCGCTATTCCGAGATCGAACGTCTCGGGACATTCGACGAACGCTTCGAATACCTGAAACTGGACGGTCATGTCGGCCGATCCACTTTCGGGTTCGACCGGTGGATGAACCAGCGTTTTTACCGCTCTGCGGAGTGGAAGTGGGCCAGGAACGCAGTGATCGTACGCGACATGGGCTGCGACCTGGGCATAAGGGGCTACGAGATCGCGTTCGGCCCTCTCCTGATTCATCACATGAATCCGATGACCGAGTTGGACATCGTCAACGGAGAGGGTTGGATTCTCGACCCCGAATACCTGATCACCACGTCACACCGGACGCATAATGCCATCCATTACGGCAACAAGGACAATCTCCCACCTGTCGTTGTACAACGTAAGCCTGGCGATACCAAGCTCTGGTGAAGGAGGTCCCGTGCCCCAAGGCAAGCGCAAGAAGTCCGCCAAGAAGGCGGCACCGAAGTCAGGGAAGTCCAAGACGCGTCATCGCCTCTCCACGCACTTCGTGATCGAGGAGTTCGACTGCAGAGACGGCACGTTGGTCAAGCCTCGCGAGTACAACGGGCTCCAGTACCTCTGCCGTCAGTACCTCGAGCCGATGCGCAAGCAGTTCGGCCCCTGCACCGTTCACTCGGGCTACCGGACGGTGTCCTGGAACAAGCACGTCGGGGGTGAGCCCAACAGCTTCCACATCTACACCATGCATGACGGCAACGACCAGGCTGCGGACGTCTCGTTCGCGCGCGGGGGCCCGAACCAGTGGGCGGCGTTCGCCAACAACATCCGCCGCAAGAAGCGCGGTGGACGCGGGGGGATCGGCATCTACTCGACGTTCGTCCACCTCGATATCCGCGACTATCCCGCCAACTGGCGGGGCTGATGGGCATTGATGGTCTCCGTCACCTGGTACCACACACTCGAGCGTGTGTGAACGGAGAGATCGATCCCGAGTGTTGGTGCGAAGAATCAATCCAAGGAGGTCAGATGGACGAGCAGGAAGTCCCGCGGGACGAGATGACGGCCGAAGAGGCCGCAGCGGCGGGAGTGGAGGGGTCCGACGCGATTCCCGACAACCCGGAGCCCGAACCGGAGCCCGAACCGGAGCCCGACGAGCGGACCGACGACCCCGCGCCGGTCGACAACCCCGATCTCTCCGAGGACGGTGACGACGACTCGTTCGAGTCCGAGCCGATCAGCCCCGGGGACATGGACCAGACGTCCGGCGAGGGATCGGAGACGCGCGAGGACCCCGCCGATCTCTCCGGCGTGGAGAAGGAGTTCGACGACAACGACTGACCCGACCTGAAGCAGAGAAAGGAGGTGGAGATGGAAGAGAGCGTTCTATTGAGCACAAAGAAGATCCTCGGTATCAGTCCTGACGACGATGCCTTCGATCTCGACGTCATCACCCACATCAACTCGGCCATCTCCATCCTCGAGCAGGTCGGGATCCCCAACGAGGGGTACATCCAGGACGACGAGCCCACCTGGGGAGACGTGTTCGCGGGGATCGTGGACGATCCAAACCGCAATCAGCTCCAGCTGATCAGGACCATCGTCTATCTGCAGGTGCGTCTGCTGTTCGATCCGCCTGCTACCTCCTTCCTGATCGCTGCCACACAGGAGCAGATCAGGGAACATATCTGGCGGCTCAATGTCAGACGAGAAGACATCGAGTACGTAGATCCGGATCCTCCGGGGGTGGTTCTAGATGGCTAACCTGGTCATCGCGGCCATCCCCGCTGAGGATGACTACGTCCACAAGATCTCTAGCGAGAAGGTCCCGCATTGCACGCTGCTGTTCCTGGGCGATGCGATGAAGGTTCCCAACGTGCTCAAGATCGTGGAGTTCGTCGGACATGCGGTCGATGTTTGGGAGCGCGGGCCCTTCATGCTGGAGGTGGACCACCGCGGAACGCTGGGAGAGGACAAAGCGGACGTTCTCTTCTTCAAGAAGAACTGGAGCGGAAAGGAGCTGGAGAACTTCCGCTGGCAACTTCTCCAGAACAGCCAGATCCGCACGGCGTATGACAACGCGGACCAGTTCGAGGGTCCCTGGATCCCGCATCTGACTCTCGGCTATCCCGAAACTCCTGCAAAAGAGGATGATCGGGACTATCCCGGCATTCGCTGGGTCGACTTCGATCGCATCGCGGTCTGGTTCGGGAACTACGAGGGGCCGGAGTGGCGGCTCGAGTACAACGACGACCTCGCGGAGGTGAGCATGGGCACAGAGGTAGCACGTGGTGAGGAGTTCATCGCCCACTTCGGCGTCAAGGGCATGAAGTGGGGCGTGCGCAAGGAGCGGTCGGTCTCGACCAGCGTCCAGACGGATCAGGGTCTCGTCCGCCGCAAGACGGTGGTGAAGACCAAGGGCGGAGAGTCCCATCCGGCGCATACCGATGCGATCGTCGCCGCAGTCCAGAAGCAGAAGCTCAAGAAGAGCGGGACGGCGGCACTCTCCACACAAGAGCTGCGCGAACTCTCCACTCGCCTACAGCTCGAAGCACAAGTCGAGTCGCTGACGTCCAAGAAGGGCAAGAAGTTCGCTCAGCGCCAGCTGGAGACGGCTGGCCAGCAGCAGATCCAGCGCGGCGTTGCCCGAGGCATCGCCAAGGGTGCGGCGAAGAAGGGCGGAACGGCGGCACTTCTGCTCGCATAGGAAGGAGGTCTCATGGCGCTGTCCAATACTGCAACGCCTGTCTATTACGGACAGTTCCGTGATGCCGTCGTGCGAGGTCAGATCCCGGTGAACCGGGAGATCTCGATGGAGATGAATCGCATCGACGCGCTCATCGCCAACCCGAACATCTACTACGACGATCAGCAGGTGGAGGGCTTCATCCGGTTCTGTGAGGGCGAGATGACCCTCACGGACGGTGGAGATCTTCACCTGCTGTTCAGTTTCAAGCTGTGGGCCGAACAGGTTTTCGGCTGGTGGTACTTCGTCGAGCGGAGTGTCTACGTTCCCGACGAGGATGGGTACAACGGGCATTACCAGAAGCGGACGATCCGGAAACGGTTGGTCACGAAGCAGTATCTGATCGTGGCCAGAGGAGCGGCTAAGTCGATGTACGCCGCTCTGATCCAGGCCTACTTCATGTGCGTCGACACCACGACCACCCACCAGGTGGCCACGGCTCCGACCATGAAGCAGGCCGAGGAGACCATGTCTCCGATGAGGACGGCGATCACGCGCGCGCGTGGGCCGCTCTTCAAGTTCCTCACCGAGGGTTCGATGCAGAACACCACGGGGAACAGGATGCTCAGGCAGAAGCTTGCATCCACCAAGAAGGGCATCGAGAACTTTCTGACCGGATCGCTGTGCGAGATCCGGCCGATGGCGATCAACAAGCTCCAGGGACTGCGTCCCAAGATCTCGACGATCGACGAATGGCTGTCCGGCGATCTCCGAGAGGACGTTGTCGGTGCCGTGGAGCAGGGAGCGTCGAAGCTTGACGACTTCCTGATCATCGCCATCAGCTCAGAGGGAACCGTCCGCAACGGTTCCGGCGACACCATCAAAATGGAACTCGCAGATATCCTCAAGGGCGAGTACCACGCACCGCACATCTCGATCTGGCACTACAAACTCGACGAACTCGAAGAAGTCGGTAATCCCGGCATGTGGGTCAAGGCGAATCCAAACTTAGGACTGACTGTTACCTATGAGACTTACCACCTTGACGTGGAGCGGGCCGAGAAGGCACCTGCGGCCAGGAATGACATCCTGGCCAAGCGGTTTGGTATCCCCATGGAGGGCTACACGTACTTCTTCACATATGAAGAGACGTTGCCCCACCGTCCACGAGACTTCTGGCAAATGCCATGCTCACTGGGCGCGGATCTATCACAGGGCGACGACTTCTGCGCATTCACCTTCCTCTTTCCACTTGGCGGAGAAAGGTTCGGAGTCAAGACTCGGAGTTACATCACGGAGCGCACGCTGTATCTGATCCAACCAGGTCTGCGCCCGAAGTACGACGAGTTCATCAAGGAAGGGTCGCTCCATGTCATGCCGGGCACAGTCCTGGACATGATGGAGGTCTACGACGATCTCGATGCGTTCATCATCTCCACCGAGTACGACGTCAGAACCTTCGGGTACGACCCCTACAACGCCAAGTCGTTCGTCGCTCGCTGGGAAGCCGAGAATGGTCCTTACGGGATCGAGAAGGTGATCCAGGGAGCCCGGACGGAATCTGTCCCGCTCGGTGAGATCAAGAAACTCGCCGAGGACCGGTTCCTCATCTTCGACGAGGCACTCATGCAGTTCGCCATGGGCAATTGCATCACCATGGAGGACACCAACGGCAACCGGAAGCTGTTGAAGCGACGGCAAGAGGAGAAGATCGACAACGTGGCGGCCCTCATGGACGCCTACATCGCCCTCAGGGCAAACCCGGAGGCATTCGAATGACCGAGACGGTGGAGCTTCCACCTGGACCGCAGGTCCTGGAAGCGATCCTGGTTCCGGGAGTTCAACGGAACCCGAACCGCCTGGCTGGTCGTGTCGCGCTCTACGATCAGTTCGGAAACCCGATCGATCTCGCCTCGGGCTCTCAAGGGCCAAAGGGCGATACCGGTCCTGAAGGTCCTGTCGGACCGATCGGTCCGCAAGGCCCTCCCGGCACTGCCGGAGCCGCAGGTGCCGCAGGTGCCGCGGGGCCCAAGGGTGATACCGGAGCTCAGGGTGTCGCTGGACCTCAGGGCGTCAAGGGTGACAAGGGCGACAAGGGTGACACCGGAGCCCAGGGCCCGATCGGCAACACCGGAGCCGCAGGCGCGACGGGCGCAGCCGGAGCTCAGGGCCCCGCCGGGGCCGCAGGTCCCAAAGGCGATACCGGAGCTGCCGGAGCTCAAGGTCTCCAAGGTGCCAAGGGGGATCAGGGCATCAAGGGCGACACCGGAGCCCAGGGCCCGATCGGCAACACCGGTGCGACAGGTGCCGCGGGCGCGCAAGGGCCTGCCGGTGCGGCCGGGCCCAAGGGTGATCCGGGCAACCAGGGTCCCGCGGGCGCGACGGGCGCGCAGGGAACCCAAGGCGTCAAGGGCGATACCGGCCCGCAGGGATCGGTCGGAGCCACAGGAGCCCAGGGTGCGACCGGTGCTCAGGGCGCTCAGGGTCCTGCGGGGATCCAGGGACCGAAGGGCGATCCGGGTCAGAGCATTCTCTGGCGGAACAAGATCCGCTGCACGGCTGGGGCATATCGCTCGGCCAGTTTCAACGGGTCCACGGCGTATCACGTTCTCGAGCAGACAGCCACCATGGGCGCACCGAGCATTCAACTCAATGTGCCTTCACAGTCGGTGGCCTTCGAGCTGGAGTGCATCCACAACATGGCGCTCAATCGCAAGGACGACGCCGCGTATCACTACCTCTACCACGGGATGCGCCTGATCCCAGACGACGAGGACGGGTTCGCCTATATCTGGGTGGTCACCACTCAGCACGGTAGCGTGAACCAGTTCGAGGGGTTCAACATCAAGGGCTCGTTCCGATGCAAGGCCGGGACTTCGTACTCGCTTCAGGCCATCATGGGCGGCGGCAACGGCGGAACCTGGAACTACATGAAGAACGAGATGACCTGGCTCGAGGCGAAGGCGGTGGCACTGTGAACGATCAGAAACCGATGCAGGCCATTGTCGTTCCCGGCCTGTCGCAGGATCTCAACCAGCAGTCGATGCGGCTCGCGCTCTTCGACGAAGAAGGCCAGCCTCTCGATATTTCGGGAGGAGGAAGCGGTCCGCCGCCGGAACCCGGATGGAACGGGATGCTGGACTGGCAGCCTTACCCGCTTGCCAACGGTTGGCAGAACTATCCGGATGTGTTCCCGGCCGACAACTTTGGCTACCCCTGCTTCGCCGTATACGGTGAAGTCGTCTGGCTCCGAGGGGCTCTCTACCGAGCCGACGACGGTGGCGGAGGGCATCTCGGCGCTCTTCCGGACGCGGCCAAGCCGTTCCACAAGCAGCGGATGAATCTCAATCAGGCTCAGGGGTTCCTCAGCTTGGACATCCGTCCCAACGGGCTGCTCGTGAACGGCAGTGGGAACCCACCTCCGAATGGTCACATCATCCTGTCGGGTCACTACTACCTGACCGAGACTCTGAACCCGTCGTCACCGAGCTAATCGCAAAGGAGGGATTGATATTCCGAGAGTCACAGATCAGGCGACCCGTCAGTTCCTCCTCGTGACGGGTGAGCCTCTCGATCCTGAAGATCTTCCCGAGAGGATCCAGCTCTTCAGTAGCGAGGGAGACCCGCTGTCGATCCCGATCGGGCATCGTCGGGTTGCCGAGTTCACGACCGATATTCTCGGTCCTGCCGAAGACACCGGCAAGCTCGAAACCCGGGAACCGGGAGAAGGAGAATCCGGGACGGCGGCGATCGGGGCCGGAGTCCTGCTCACGAAGATCCAGGTGAGCAGGCCCGCCCGGGTTCGGCTCTACACCTCGATGTCCAAGCGGGATGCGGATGTCGATCGGGATCGGTTCACCGATCCGATGGACTATCCCGAGCCCAACCTCACCCCGGATCACGGGTGTCTGGCCGAGTTCCTATTCCTCAGCTTCCTCTCGATCGAGAACATCCCGTCCGACTATCTCTTCACCGCTGCTGCGGACGCGGACATCTCCTACCGGGTGGACAACTACGACCTGACGGCAGGTCCCGTCACGGTGACCTTGACGATCAAGGACGTGGAGCAATGAGCGCCTACGAGACGACGATCAACAACGTTCTCGACAGCGATGCTCGTTTCCAGGCCTGGGTTCAGGCCACGGAGGCTGCATTTCTGGCCTCCGGTTTTCTGGAGGTGGCTCCGGACACGGGTCAGATCAATCCTGCCACCATCGCGAAGCCCTCGGTCAGCTCGTTTGCGGGCTATCGGGTCTATCGGGCCAAGGATGCGCTCGCCGCCACCAAGCCGCTCTACTGCAGGATCGACTACGGGCTGGCGAACGCCGGTCGAGGCTCCATCAAGCGGATAACCGGTACCGGATCCAACGGATCGGGCACACTGACCGGCGCTGGTGGTTCGATGGGATCGTCGCAGTCGACTCCTTCGTCGGACGGAAGCGGCACTGAGAGGGTCATCGGCGGAGGTGGAGAGGCCAGCGCCTGGTTCCAGCAGAATGATGCAGGACAATCCAGCCATCACGTCTTCCTGTGGATCGGTCGACTGATCAGTCCGGTGGACGGCTCTCCGCAGTCTCCGGTCACGTTCGATTTCTTCACGACGTCGAGCTCGGTGATCGCAGGAAGCGGGCTCTGGACGGATGGGGCTATTTCCTGGGCGTCCATGTCACAGGGCTTGGCCTCGCACCTTCCGGATCTGTCCGGCAGCATCCAGACGGGCGGGAACGTCAGCAAGGTGCTCGCGTATCAGCCGCTGGTCTACCGCAACGGCGAGACGCTTACCTTCCCGATGGTGCACGGAAAGCCGACCGAGTTCCCGTTTACCGATCCGGCGTCTTCGCAGTTCGCCATGAACATCTGGGGAGGCAGTCATAACTTCCTTCCCCTTCTGGGCAACGGTCCGCTCGGCGGGCGATACTGCGCGCTCTGGGAGTAGGAGATGGCCCCTACAGCAACTCCCTACGACGGGAGCACGCACGTCGATGCCGAACTCGATGCTCCCGAGAAGAAGGTCGGTGGCGTCGGTGGAGGGAAAGGCCGTCCGATGGAGGGCAAGATGTTCCCGAGAGGGACCGGCAAATGAGAGGAGGTGACGAATGGGAGTTCTGGACCGTTTGCAGCACGCCTGGAACGCGTTCACCTCGACCGATCAGTGGTCGGACGCGGGCGCGTACGGGCAATACTGGTCGATAGGTGGCCGTCCGGATCGCAACCGATACAGCATCGGGAACGAACGTTCGATCATCTCCTCGATCTACACGCGGATGTCCATCGACTGCGCTGCGGTCGAGATCCGTCACGTGCGGACCGACGATCAGGACCGGTATCTGGAGGACATGGATTCGGGGCTCAACAACTGCCTGACCCTCGAGGCCAACGTCGACCAGGCGGCCGAGCATTTCCGTCGGGACATCGTCACCACTCTCTTCGACAGAGGAGTTGCTGCGATCGTTCCGGTGGATACGACGTTCTCACCGATCAGCACCGGCGGATACGACATCCTGACGATGCGGGTCGGCGAGATCGTGATGTGGTATCCACAGCACATCCGGGTTCTCCTCTACAACGAGAAGACCGGGTTGAGGGAAGAGATCACGCTTCCCAAGAAGTCTGTGGCCATCGTCGAGAATCCTCTGTATTCGGTGATGAACGAGCCGAATTCGACTCTTCAGCGCCTGCAAAGGAAGCTCAACCTTCTCGATGGTGCCGATGAGCTGTCGGCATCGGGGAAGCTCGATCTCATCATCCAGCTTCCCTACGTGATCAAGTCGGAGTCCAGGAGGAAGCAGGCGGAACAGCGGCGCAAGGACATCGAGTGGCAGCTCAAGGGGAGCCAGTACGGCATCGCCTACTCGGACGCCACCGAGAAGATCACGCAGCTGAACCGGCCAGCCGAGAACAACCTCCTGGCCCAGGTCGAGATGCTGACCAACCTGCTCTACGTCCAGCTGGGCATCACTCCAGAGGTGATGAACGGCACGGCCGACGAGAAGACCATGCTCAACTACATGGGCCGGACGGTGGAGCCGATCATCAACGCCATCGTCGAGTCGATGCGACGGAGATTCCTGACCAAGACGGCCAGGACTCAGAAGCAGAACATCATGTTCTTCGCCAATCGACTCAAGCTCATCCCGATCGGCGGCGAAGGCGGAATCGCGGACATCGCCGACAAGTTCACCCGCAACGAGATCGCGTCTTCGAACGAGATCCGGCAGATCATCGGCTGGAAGCCTTCGAAGGAGAAGAAGGCGGATCAGCTGGTCAACTCCAACATGCCGCAAGCTGATACGGGAGTTCCACCTCCCAATGGGAACGGAGTGGTGGACTCAACGGCGGAAGAGATCGACGAGAAGCAGAAAGCTCTTCCCGTCTCAACCAACGGCTGAGAGCCGAAGATCCAAAGTCGAAAGGATAGGTCAAAATGGGAGCAGAGTCCCACGTGGTCTTCGGTGACCTCTCGCCGGAGAACAGTCTGATGCACTCAGACGGAGGGACCGCCGTCATGGTCAAGCCGGACTTCAGCGGCTGGGCCTCGAAGGCGAACCTGAAGTGCTCGGACGGACGCACGATCCTTCCCGGTGCCTTCGAGCACCAGGACAAGCAGAAGGTGCCGCTGGTCTGGCAGCATGGGCACGACGAGCCGGGCAACATCCTGGGTCACGCGATCCTCGAGAACCGGCCCGAGGGTGTCTACTGCTTCGGCTACTTCAACGACACCGACGACGCCAAGGCCGCGAAGGCGGCCGTCGAGCACAAGGACATCGACAGCCTGTCGATCTTCGCCAACCGGCTGGTCGAGAAGGCGAAGCAGGTCTCCCACGGCATCATCCGGGAGGTCTCGCTCGTCCTCGCTCGTGCCAACCCCGGCGCGATGATCGACAACATCGAGCTCCAGCACAGCGATGGCGAGCTCGTCACCATCGAGGACGAGGCCATCATCTTCACCGGCGAGAAGCTGCGGCACGGTGACGAGCTGGAGGAGCCCTCCGAGAACGGTGGCTCCGAGGACGGCACGACTGTCCAGGAGATCTACGACGCGTTCTCACCCGAGCAGAAGGAGGTCGTCCACTTCATGGTGGGGGCCGCGCTCGAGCACAGCGAGACCCCTGCGCTGCCGGAGAAGAACGGCAACGGCACGGCAACCCACAGCGACAACGAGGAGGCCACCCGCACCATGTCACGGAACGTCTTCGAGGAGCAGAACCGCTCCAAGACGCCCGACCAGCACGTGCTGTCCCATGACGACATGCGCAGCATCGCTGCGGACGCCGTGCAGATGGGCTCGCTCAAGCGGGCACTCGAGGCCCACGCGCTCGCGCACGGCATCGACAACCTCGAGGTCCTCTTCCCGGACGCCAAGGCGGTCTCCGAGCGCCCGGAGTTCGACTCGCGCCGGATGGAGTGGGTCAAGTCCGTCATCAACGGCACGCGCCACTCGCCGTTCAGCCGGATCAAGTCCCTGGTCGCGGACATCACGCAGGACGAGGCCCGCGCGCGCGGCTACATCAAGGGCCACTTCAAGAAGGAGGAGTGGTTCGGCCTCACGTCGCGGGTCACCACGCCCACCACGGTCTACAAGAAGCAGAAGCTGGACCGCGACGACATCATCGACATCGTCGACCTCGATGTCGTGGCCTGGATGAAGGCCGAGATGCGGATCATGCTCGACGAGGAGCTGGCCCGCGCGGTCCTGGTCGGTGACGGCCGTGACGTCGACGACGAGGACAAGATCCGCGACCCATCCGGCGCCACCGAGGGAGCGGGCATCCGCTCGATCCTCAACGATCACGACCTGTACGCCGCGAAGGTGTTCGTCAACATCGACGACGCCAACTCGAACCCCTCGGAGATCGTCGACGCGATCATCCTCAACATGGGGCTCTACAAGGGCTCGGGATCGCCGACGTTCTACACGACGCTTCCGATGGTCACGAAGCTGCTGCTGGCCAAGGACACCCTCGGTCGGCGGCTGTATCGGAACGTCTCCGAGCTGGCCTCGGAGCTGCAGGTCTCGTCGATCCAGACGGTCGAGGTGCTCGAGGGCTATCCCGATCTGGTCGGGATCATCGTCAACCTGACCGACTACACGCTCGGCGCCGACAAGGGCGGAGACGTCGCGATGTTCGACGACTTCGACATCGACTACAACCAGTACAAGTACCTGCTGGAGACTCGCCTGTCCGGAGCGCTGACCAAGATCCGGTCGGCGATCGTGGTCGGCAAGGTCGGCGCCAGCGACACGGTCCGGGTCCCGACGGAGCCGACGTACGACCCATCGACCGGCGAGGTGGACGTGCCCAGCATGACCGGCGTCTCGTACCGCCGCGAGGACGACGGCAGCGTCGTCTCGGGCACGACGATCACGCTCGACGACGGCGAGTCCGTCACGATCGTCGCGGTCCCGACCGCGGGCAACTACTTCGCCTCCTCGGCGAACACCCGCTGGTCGTACATCAAGCGCGGTGGCCCGACCGGCCGGGACGCGTGGAACCCGGACGCGGGCGGAACCGCGCCGTAGGCCATGCGCTTCCACGGTAATGTCGGGTTCGGCGAGACCGTGGAAACCTCGCCGGGTGTGTGGGAAGACGTCATCGTTGTTCACGAATTCTTCGGTGACGTGACACGTGCTGCACGGAAGTTGGCTGAGGGAGAGGACCTGAACCAGGATCTCTCTCTCACCAACACCATCAACATCGTGGCGAATGCTTACGCTGCTGAGCATTTCTTCGAGGTCCGATACGTGGAGTGGCAAGGGGTTCGCTGGACCGTCACTGATGTGGAGATCCAGCGTCCCCGGCTGCTCCTTCGTCTGGGGGAGGTGTACAATGGACCGACGGCTTGAGCTGCAGTCGATTTTCGAGCTCATCGTCACCAACGTGTACTTCCAGCCGCCGCAGAACTTCCAACTCATCTATCCGTGCATCATCTATGAACGGGATGGAGGTGAAGCGAAGCACGCAGACAACGTCTCGTACCGTCGCACCAAGCGGTACCAGGTAACGGTCATCGACCGTAATCCCGACAGCGAACTGCCAGACAGGGTGGAAGAGCTGCCTCTGTGCAGATTCGACCGATTCTTCACGGCAGACAGCCTCAACCATCACGTGTTCAACCTCTTCTTCTGAAAGGATCAAGCGCATGGCACCACTGACCTGGGATCAGGTCGGAGAGCGGCTGTACGAGACCGGCGTCGACCACGGCGTGCTCTACATCCCCGACGAGACCGGTGTCTACGACTCCGGCTTCGCCTGGAATGGTCTCACCACCGTCACCGAGTCCCCGTCTGGCGCCGAGGCCAACGCCCAGTACGCGGACAACATCAAGTACCTCAACCTGCTGTCGGCCGAGGACTTCGGCGGCACGATCGAGGCCCTCACCTACCCGGACGAGTTCGGCCAGTGCGACGGCACGGCCGAGGTCAAGCCGGGTGTCCAGATCGGCCAGCAGGGCCGGAAGTCGTTCGGCCTGTCGTACCGGACCCGGCTGGGCAACGACGTCGAGGGCGTGGACCACGGCTACAAGCTCCACCTCCTCTACGGGCTGCTGGCAGCCCCGTCCGAGAAGGCCTACGCCACGATCAATGACTCGCCGGAGGCGATCACGTTCTCGTGGGAGGTCTCCTCGACGCCGGTGCCGGTGACCGGGTACAGGCCGACGGCGCTCCTGATCGTCGACTCGACCACGGTCGACGCCGCGGCGCTCTCGGATCTCGAGGACCTGCTCTACGGCGGGGCCTCCACCGAGGCCAGCTTGCCGACCCCGGACGAGGTCATCGCGCTGGTCGGCCCGTAGTCAGCTGAAAGGACAGGGAATGCTCACTATAACGATTGGAGGGACCGAGTCGTTCGACGAAGGCACTCAGACCTTTGTCATCACCGGCGGCCGGAAAGTCCATCTTGAGCATTCCCTGCTCAGCCTGTCAAAATGGGAGTCAAAACACGAGAAGCCCTTTCTTGGCAAGGATGCGAAGACATCGGAAGAGATCATCTCCTACGTGGAGTGCATGCTCTTGGACGATGAAACTCCGGAGGACATTCTCCACAGACTCTCTGAAGAGAACTTCAAGCAGATCAACGAGTACATCGACGCCAAGATGACTGCCACCTGGTTCAGCGAGCAGCCGGGTGAGCCGAAGTCCACTCAAGTCATCACGGCCGAGCTCGTCTACTACTGGATGACAGGATACAACATCCCCTGGGAAGCCCAGACCTGGCATCTCAACCGGCTGTTCACCCTCATCCGGATCTTCAGCATCAAATCGGAGAAGCCGAAGAAGATGAGCAAGGCCGAGATTGCTCGCAGGAACCGTGAACTCAATGCCCAGAGGAAGCGTCAGCTGGGCACGACAGGCTGAAAGGAGGCCGCATGACCGCCCTGGTTTGGGACCAGGTGGGCGAACGTCGTTTCGAGACCGGAATCGATCGCGGCGTCCTGTATCTCCCCGATGTCGCCGTCCCCTGGAACGGTCTGGTCTCGATCGATGAGACCCTCAGCCGGGAGGTCAAGCCGTACTACATCGATGGGATCAAGTTCCTCGACCACCACGTCCCGGGGTCATACGCTGCGAAGCTGTCGGCGTTCACATACCCCGACGAGCTCGACTCCCTGATCGGAATCCTGGAATTTGCTCCGGGGGTCTTTGTCCACGATCAAGGGCAACCCAAGCTGTTCAACCTCTCGTATCGGACGAGAGTGGGGAACGATGTCGAAGGTGTTGACCACGCCTACAAGATCCACATCGTCTACAACATCCTGGCCATCCCCAACGACACGTCCATGGGGACCATCTCCGACTCTCCAGAAGCACAGTCTTTCCAGTGGTCGCTCTTCGGGACGCCCTCACACATGTTCGGGATCAGGCCCACCAGTCACATCTCGCTGGAATCCCGAACCATCGATCCGGCTCTGCTGACCTCCATCGAGGAGCTCCTCTACGGCTCAGAGGATGCTGACCCCAACCTCCCCGGGTTGGTCGATCTCCTCGCTCTGGTTGAGTCAGCATGAGCCGTATCGAACTTGCCGGTCTCGGGACGCCGATCCCCACGGTCGCGCTCCCGGACCCGAACGTCGACACGAACTTCCCCAACGTCGCTCTCCTGTTGGAGGACGGTGTGCCCTTCGACAAGACCGACTGGGAGGCCGTCGGGTACACCAACTACGAAGTCTGGGTCGTGGGTGCCGCCGGTGGCGTCGGCGGCAGGACCGCTGCCATCGAGTGGGTCGGAGCGAACGAAGTCGACACTCCGGAGTCAGTGACCAGATTCGATGTTCATATTCCGGATGCCGTCTGGAACGCCTGGGTGGCTCTCCAATGGCAGATGACATATTCGGGTCCAGGGACGGGCAACGTGTATGTCGAAGGCCGGTACGTCCCCTACGGCCAATGGAACAGCCAGGTCTGGCAGCCACTGGTCCCTCCTCGCTGGATGCTCTACAACGGCGAGTACCAGAACTACATCAATCCGACCCACAACGGCTATCAGAACGTCTGGGGGGCTTCGAGGCTGTATGAGACCTCGATCGTCGCGGAAGAGCCATCTGGTGTAGGCATCTCCGGGAATCGCTTCGGCGGTGGAGGTGGAGGTGGCGGAGTGATCGTGGCCTCCGGGCTTCTCGAAGAACTCGACGTTCTTACGGCCGTCTCGGTCGGAAGGATGGGATTGAACGGTCCTGCCGGGCAATCGGTGAACGGCAGTCCTGCCTATGTTCCTCAGCCTCCAAATTGGAACATGCGCACCAACTACATGATGGGCATGTTCATGGACAATCACTACTGGAGTGCTCCGGCGGATCTGGCCAAAGTGGCCACGGTCAACGACTGGGCGGAGACATGGCCCCTTCCCCACACCGTCATTCCGCCTCCGGGATTCGGTGAGGATGGAGGTGCCTCCTCGTTCGGAGACGCCGTGGCGTCCGGAGGAAAGGGCGGTTTTCCAGCCATAAAGTGGACCGGATCTCCTCTGGTTCGCAGTTTCGATCAGCGTGGGGGAGACGGTGGCGTCGGAGGAACCGACGTGGCCGGTGGTGGCGGTCTGGGGAGCATCGCCCAGGGCGCTTCCGGCAAGGACGGAACTTGGGACGGTGTCATCGGTGGTGGAGGGGGTGGCGGCTTCGGAGGCTACTACGACCAGGGCAGTGGTCTGCCCATGGGCGGAGGAAGCATCATCCAAGTAGCCTCCAACGGTGGTCAGGGCTCATATTCCTACGCCGACACGTCGGTCTACGGAATCCGCCAGTATCGCCAGCCCTTCACCGGTGAGCCGGGATCGCCGAACCTCAACCCGGCCATCATCCCCGGCGGTGGTGGAGGAGTGAAGATCAACGAGGGGGCGCAACTCGCAGGATCCAAGGCGGTCGGATATTCGCCCGACGGATGTGTCCTGATCCGCATCTACAAGGTCGACTGAGAGGAAGGAGCCTTGGGAATCATCGTGACATCTCGAGGCTCCTTCAAGCAGACCGAGGACTTCCTCAAGCGGATGAAGTCGAGGTCATATTTGAAGGGCCTGGAGAGATACGGGTCGATCGGAGTGTCGGCTCTGGCATCGGCCACGCCATTCGACACCGGCAAGACGTCGGAAAGCTGGTATTTCGAGACCGTCGAGCGTCCTGGGTACTACGCCATCCACTGGCTCAACTCGAACGTCGAGGAGCCAGGCACCATCCCTATCGCCGCGATAATCCAGTACGGGCACGGCACCCGTAACGGCGCCTACATCCAGGGACGGGACTACATCAATCCTGAGATGCGGCCCGTATTCGATCAGATCATCACCGAAATGTGGAGGGAGGTGACCAGGTAGTGGCTTCGATCGACGAGCGAATCGTTTCCATCAGCTTCGAGAACGCCAAGTTCGAGGCTGGAGTGGCGCAGACGATGCAGACCATCTCCAAGCTGAACATAGCTCTTCGCACCATCGGATCGGACATCAGTTTCGCCAAGATCGAGGCGGAGTCCCACCGGGTCACCTTCCAGGGGCCGATCCTGGCCATCGACAAGTTGAAGGCGAAGATCGCGTCGCTCACGCCTGGCAACGTCTTCGCCGAGATGGAACGAGCGGCCAGTCGGGTCTCCTTCCAGGGGATCATCACGGCCATCGATCGGGTCAAGGCCAAGTTCGCCACGGCCAGCTCTACTACGGCTTTCGACGAGGTCGAGAGAGCAGCCGACCGGATCAGCTTCTCCGGCTTGCTCACTGCGATCGAGAATGTCGCATCGAGGTTCACCCTCATCAAGACGGCAGCATCGGTGGCTCTGGGCGGAGTCGCTGCTCAGATCGCCATGCAGACCGCACAGCTGGCCAAGTCGCTGGCTCTGGGTCCGATCATCGCCGGGTTCCAGGAATATTCCACCAATCTGAACTCGATCCAGACGATCCTGGCCAACACGCAGGCCCAGGGGACCAACCTTCAGGACGTCAACCGCGCGCTGACGCAGCTGAACGCATATTCCGACCAGACGATCTACAACTTCGGTCAGATGGCCAATGCCATCGGCCTGTTCACCGCGGCTGGTGTGGACCTGGACACGTCGGTCAACGCGATCAAGGGCATCGCCAACCTGGCAGCGCTGTCAGGTTCGAACGCCGAGCAGGCCACCCACGCCATGCAGCAGCTGTCTCAGGCTGTTGCGGCTGGCAAGGTGACGATGCAGGACTGGATCTCCGTCCGGAACGCCGGGCTGGGCGGAGAGGTCTTCCAGAAGGCTCTCTTCGACACGGCCAAGGCACTCGGAACGATCAAGAACGTCGACATGGGCACGACGTTCGAGGAGTGGAAGAAGCAGGGCAACAGCTTCACCAAGTCCCTCAGCGAGACCCAGGACGAGACCGAGAGCACCGCCAAGGTCATGGCCAAGGCTCGCAAAGACGCGGCCGAGACCATCAAGGACGCGGAGGAAGCTTCCGCTGAAGCGGTCGAAGCTGCAGAGGATCGGGTCAAGGATGCCAGGGAATCGTCGGCCGAGGCCACTGCTGCTGCGGCCAAGAGGGTCAAGGAGGCTCAGGAGTCAGCGGCAGAGGCCACTGCCAATGCAGCCGAGAAGGTCCGAGCCGCGCACGAGGCTGTCACCGAAGCTGCCAAGCAGGCCGCAAGGGACCTCAGAGACGCTCAGGAAGCTCAGCGACAGACGATCAAGCAGTCGGCGGAAGACGTCAAGGCTGCTCTGGAGAGTGTCACTGAAGCTCGGAAGCGACTGATCGAGGCTCTGAAGCCGCCCAGCGAGGACGAGCTTCAGGCTGCGACAGACAAGCTCAGGACGGCCCAGCTGGATCAGGCTGATCTCGCCGATGCGATCACTCTCGCTCAGAGAGAGCAGACGCGAGCTGCTCAGGATCTGGCGGCGGCCCAGGATCGTCTGGACAGGCTGAAGACCGCTGGAGCTGATCCCGCGGAGATCCAAGCGGCCACGCGAGCTCTGGAGGATGCTCAGAAGAGGGCCACTGACTCGGCTGACGCCGTCGAACGGGCACAGATCCGACAACGTGACGCCACTCGTGATGTCACCGACGCTGAGAAGGATCTGCAGGAGACCCGGGAGAAGGGCACCAAGCAGGACGAGAGGGTCAAGGACGCTCGGGACGCTCTCACCGAAGCTCTGGATCGCTACGAAGAGGCCCAGAGGCGGGCCGATCGCGCAAACAAGGCCGCGGCTGCGGGTGTCGCTGAAGCTCGCAAGAGGGGCGCCGAACAACAGCGTCTGGCCGGAGAAAGGCTGGCCGAGGCCGAGAAGGACCAGGCCAAGACCATCGTCGATGCTCGCGAATCGGTGGCAGAGGCCGAGAAGGACCAGGCCAAGACCATCGTCAACGCCCGAGAGTCCATCAAGGATGCCGAAGAGGCTCAGGCCAAGGCGTCGAAGGATGCTCAGGAGCGGATCGCGAAGGCCCACGAGCAGGCTGCCAAGCAGATCGAGGATGCGCGGAAGTCCACTCAGAAGGAAGCTACGACGTGGCTGACCTCTGAGGTTCTGACCAAGACGCTGTCGCAGTTCACTGGCGACATGACGGATGCGCAATTGGCTGCGATGGGCTTCAACGAGGAGCAGATCAAGTCCATTCAGCAGATGGCCAAGACGGCCAAGGCCTCGGCTACCGAGGTCAAGACGCTGAAGCAGACCTTCGATGTGGCCAAGGAGTCGATTGGTTCGGGTTGGTCCGAAACGTTCAAGATCATATTTGGCAACTTCAAGGAAGCCAAGGGCACGTTCACGGGTCTATCGAACTCGATCGGCGAGTTCATCAAGACGAACGCCGAAGGCCGCAACAAGGTCCTCAAAGACTGGAAGGAGCTCGGCGGCCGTACGGAGCTGATCAAGGGGATCCAGACCGCGTTCGAGAACGTGATGGCGATCCTCAAGCCGGTCAGCGACGCCTTCCACGACATATTCCCGAAGAAGACCGCCGACGAGCTGTTGGAGATGACGAAGAGGTTCACGGCGTTCGCCGAGAGCCTCAAGCCGTCTCCGGAGGCCGTCGACGCGCTCCGGCGCATATTTGGCGGGCTGTTCGCGGTGTTCGACATCGCCAAGACCGTCATCGGGGAAGTCATCGGACTGGTCTTCGATCTGTTCGGGATTGCCGGAGAAGGCTCCGGAGGATTTGTCCAATTCCTGGCTTCGATCGGGGACTTCCTCGTAGCCGTCGACGATGCCGTGATCAAGGGCGGGGCCCTCAAGGGCATATTCGAGGGATTGAAGAACGTCCTTCGAGTTCCGCTCGAGCTGATCAAGGAGATCGCGGGCGCGATCGGCGAGATGTTCTTCGGTGCAGATCCGAAGAAGGCCGAGGGTGTTGCAACCTCGATGGAGAAGCTGGGCGATTCCCTCAAGCCCATGAAGGGCGTCATCGACGACGTCGTCGCAGGCTGGGACAAGTTCGTCGACATCCTGGGCGACGTCAAGGAGATGGTCGAGCCGGGCATCACCAACCTGCTCGACTGGCTGGGCGACCTTGGCAAGATGATCGCCGAGAAGTTCAACGGCATGAACTGGAACGATGCCGTCGACGCGATCCAGACGGGTCTCATCGCTGGCATATTCCTCAAGATCTCCCAGGCGGTCAAGGACGGTCTGAACGTCGACTTCGGTGGAGGGACGATCAAGAAGCTCGGAGATGCTCTGGGCGCCTTGACCGACAACCTCAAGGCCATGCAGCGCGGCATCCAGGTGACGACGCTGTTGGAGATCGCGATCGCCATCGGGCTTCTGGCCGCAGGTATCTTCGTCCTGTCTCAGATCCCGGCGGACAAGCTGTCCAAGGCGATGACGGCTGTCGCAGTGGGTCTGGCTCAGCTGATCGGCGCGGTGTACCTCCTGACCATCGCCTCGAAGGGTGGTCTGGGCTTCAAGATCGGCGTCATCGCTGCGTCGATGATCCTCCTGGCTACGGCGGTGACCATTCTCGCCGTCGCTATGAAGATCATGTCGACGATGTCCTGGGAGGAGATCGCCAAGGGCATTGCCGGTATCGCCGGTGCTCTGGTGGCTGTGGGAATCGCGACCAAGCTCATGAACGGCCCAAAGCTGCTCGTGACGGCTGCGGCTCTCATCCCGATCGCCATCGCACTGAATCTTCTCGCAATCGCGATGAAGATCATGTCCTCTCTGAAGTGGGAGGAGCTCGCCAAGGGAATCGTCGGCATCGCTGGTGCTCTCGGTGCGATTGCACTCGCCATGTCAATCATGCCGGGCAACATGATCCTCACAGGGGTCGGTTTGACGATCGTCGCGGCAGGGCTGATCCTGCTCTCGTCCGCGGTGTCCGTGTTCGGCAAGATGGACATGAAGACGATGCTCCAAGGCCTGATCGGTGTGGCTGCGGCGATCATGCTCATTGCAGGCGCGATGATGCTCATGCCGCCGAACCTGCCGCTGACGGCTGCTGGGCTCGTTCTGGTTGCCATCGCCCTGAACGGGATTGCCACAGCCGTGGCGATCATGGGCAGTCTGGACATCGGGACCCTGGTCAAGGGCATCATCGGCATCGGTGGGGCACTGTTGGTCCTCGCCGGTGGTCTATATCTGATGCAGGGGGCGATCGGTGGAGCGGCTGCACTGTTGCTCGCAGCTGCAGCGCTGGCAATCCTGGGACCGGCTATTGCCTTCATGGGACAGCTGGAGTGGAAGACCATCCTCAAGGGCCTCGGTGCCATGGTCGCCATATTGGCAGTCCTGGCGATCGTGGGTGCTCTTGCTTCTGCTCCGTTGACCGCGCTGGGCTTGGCACTAGGCGCCATTGGTTTGGGCATGCTCGTCATATCTGCGGCGCTGTCGCTCTTCGTACTCGCCCTGGCACAGCTCGGGGAACAGGGTCCGAAGGCAATAGCGGCGATGGTGGCGGCATTCGGCGCCTTCCTGCTCGTTCTCCCGAAGCTGATTATCGATTTCCTCAAGGGACTCGTGGTCATCGTCGGGGAGATCGTCAAGATCGCGCCTGCGATTGCGGAAGGCCTGGTGAAGATCGCAACCACCTTGCTGGACGCGATCATAGCCCTGTCGCCCAAGATCGCCGAAGCGATCACGGCTCTCGTCGTTCTCATCGCGCAGGTGCTGTCGGAGAACGTTCCGACACTGGCTGCGGCTGGTCTGGCTCTGATCCTGGGGCTGCTGACGGCCATCCGGGACAAGCTGCCGGATGTGATGGAGACGGCGACGGATGTCGTCGTCAAGTTCATCGAGGGGCTCGGGAACAACCTGCCGAGGATCGTTGCGGCGGGCGCCAAGACATTGACGAAGTTCCTGTTCGGGATCACAGAGAAGATCCCGAACGTCCTGCCGGTAGTGGCCAAGATGATCACCACGTTCCTGGACGGGGTGACCAAGCATATTCCGGCTGTCGTCAGGTCGGCGACGAACATGATCGTCAAGTTCCTGAACGAGATCGCCAAGTCGGTTCCCAGGTTCATCGCTGCGGGAACCAACATCATCCTGAAGTTCATGGACGGCATCATCGAGGCCATCCCGAAGCTCAGGAAGAAGGCGCTGGAACTGGCACGGACGTTCCTCAACAACCTGGCCAAGGGCCTGGTAGGACTGGTCGATGCGGGGTTCGACGCCGTCATCGACTTCCTGCACGGGATCGCCAACTCGATCCGCACCAACCGCAAGGATCTGTTCGAAGCCGGTCTCGATATCGCCAAGGCGATTGTCGAGGGTATCGTCGATGGTCTCGGATGGGTGGCCCAGAAGGTCATTCGCCCGGTCATCGACAGCTTGTTCAGCTGGCTACCGGACAAGATCAAGAAGATGCTGGGCATCCACTCGCCTTCCAAGGTGTTCATGGAGATTGGCGAGAACATGATGATGGGCCTGGCCGTGGGCATCCAGGACACCACGGACACGGTCGGATCCAGCATGGAGGACGCAGCCAGCAAGATCATGAAGACTGCGGACTCCGCCTTCGGCGATATTTCCCTCGAAGGGATCGTCGATATGGAACCGGTCATAACGCCGGTCCTCGACCTCAGTCAGGTCGAGAAGGATGCCAAGGGGCTGGCGGATCTCACGAACGTCACACCCATCACCGCGGCAGCTTCGTACAGCCAAGCGGCGGCCATATCTGACGCGCAGCAACAGGCTGCACAGGATGGTCAGGCTGCTGCCGGAGGAATCACCTTCTCCTACGAACAGAACAACTACTCACCCGAGGCGTTGTCTGACGTGGAGATCTATCGCCAGACGAAGAACCAGCTCTCAACCGTCAGGCAGGGGCTGGGTCTGGCATCGTAAGCGTGGGGGGCCGAGGAGAAAAGTCTCGGCCTCCCGCACCTTGGCCGGGCTCTGGAAAGCGTCTCGCTCGAGACTCCTTCGTGTCAACAGGGCCCGGTCAAGGCCATATTCCAGAGAGGAGGTCTGATGCTGACGAAGTTGGAAGTGTTCAGCTCGAACGAGTCCGCTGCAGAGCTTCCTCTGGGCGGCTTCATGGCCAACGACGATCCGATCCATATTCGGAACATGGACGGACTGGGGCCGGTCAAGGCCGAGATCACGTCGACCAATCTCGCCTCAGGGCGGGGTGAGGTCCCACAGGGCAGCAACACGGGGAAGCGCAACATCGTTCTCGCCCTGGGTTTCAACCCGGACTGGCGGGTCATGACGCTCACGTCGCTACGTCAGCGCCTCTACGAATACTTCATGCCCGAGGAGTGGACCAAGCTCCGCTTCTTCAGCGACGAGCTCCCCACCGTCGACATCGAAGGCGTCGTCGAGAGCGTGGAGCCGAACATCTTCTCGCAGGACCCGGAGTTCCAGGTATCGGTGATCTGCCACAAGCCTGATTTCATCGAGTCTGACGCCACGGTGTATTTCGGTGTCGTGGACGACGGCTCGACAGAGCTCGAATTCGACTACATCGGGACGGTCACGACCGGATACGAGCTCCGCATCGACAGGACACCCACCAACCCGTCCTACACGGGTGACATCACGGTGGTCACGAAGTCTCCGTCAACGCCTCAGCAGTTCAAGGCTGTCGGAGTGACGATCGACACCGACCAATACTTCAAGCTGAGCAGCGTCCAGGGCGCCAAGCGAGTCCAGGAGATCGATCTTCTCGACGGAGAGACGACCAACATTCTCAGCAAGATGACGGACGACTCGGTCTGGCCCCAGCTCAAGAAGGGGAAGAACTACGTCAGCGTCGCCGGTGCGGAGCCAGGGCAGAACTGGTCGCTTGCATATTTCAACCGGTTCGGGGGTCTCTAGTGGACCTTTACACGCTGACGCCGAACTTCCTCGACAAGGATGTCATCGACGACTTCGTGTCAGCGATCTGGACCGAGCGATATTCCTCCGCGGGAGACACCCAGCTCGTGGTCCAGGCCAACGATGAGAACGTGTCCAAGCTGGCTCCTGGGACATATCTGGCGCTTCGAGGGACCAAGGAGGTCATGGAGCTCCAGACTCAGGACATCGAGAGCGGCCTTCTGAAGGTGGTGGGGGCCAGCATGCTGCAGACCCTCAACCAGAGGATCATCTGGTTCAGGAACCCTTCCTACACCTCAGACGGCGATAACGGTCCCAAGATCGTCGACTACAGCGACGACACAAAGAAGATCGGCGCATTTCTGGCCGATGTCGTCACCAAGATGGCCATCAATCCTGTTACCCAAGCTGGTCTCAGCTCCGACGCCCAGCTTGACTGGGACTTCGAGAAGTTGGATCATCTCTCGCTTGGCCCAACAGACGCCGGTGGGGTTGTGGAGCGCTACACGATCCCAACCGGTGGTCTCTACGACGGGATCAAGACGCTGGCCGAACAGGAAGAGCTCGGAGTCCGGGTATATTTGGACTCCGCCGATCCCATCCTGGGCTACGACCTCAAGTTCTCGTCCTATCGCGGCAAGGATCGCACCACCGGCGGTACGGATCCTCTGGTGAGGCTGTCTCCGGACATGGACACACTCTCGGGCCTGAAGGAGGTCCGGTCGATCGCGATGTTCAAGAACGTGTGCTACGTCTGGTATCAGAACAAGGTCTACACGCGTTATCTGCCTCCCTGGTCGGATACCAGCAAGCCCGAGGGCTTCGAACGCCGAAGCATGGTCACCGATGCCGAGGGGGAGCCAGTCGGTCACAAGGTTCAATGGGGGCAAGGGATCTATGGCGGCGGTGGAGGTTGGAGCACGGTTGTAGTCGATACGGACGACATCAACAAGTTCATCGATCAGAACGCCAAGGACGCCTTCGCCAACAACAACTACATCCAGGCCATCGACGGCGAGACGTCTCCCATGAGCGACTACAAGTACGGAGTCGACTACGACCTGGGCGACCTGATCGAGCTGGTGGGGATCACCGGTGCCACATCCAAGGCTCGGGTGATCGAGTACATCCGATCGCAGGATGCTGCAGGTGAGAGGGAATACCCGACGATCTCGGTGATCCAGTGATATTTGCGATAGCGGAGGCCACGGTCCTCGGCATCGCTGCCACCGTGGCCACGCTCATCGGGGTTGTCCTGACAGTCGCCGGTTATATCTCCAATCGGAAAACGGCTGCAGAACAAGCCAATACGGAGCAGTATCGACAACTGCTCGACTGCCGAGAGGAGAATACAAGGCTGTCAAAAGAACTGAACGAACTGAGGAGGTCACTCGATGACTAGGGCCGTTGCTCTGACGGTCGCCGCGTTCATCGCTACCGGCACCGGCGGTTTCCTCACCAGCCAGGCCCTGTCGCAGGGTGGTGATATTCCAGAGGAGACCATCACCATCAAGAATGGTGAGACTGGACCGCCTGGACCGGCTGGACCGGCTGGACCGGCTGGACCGAAGGGGGAGAAGGGTGATCAAGGCGCTCAAGGTCCCAAGGGGGAGCCCGGCGGGACGACGTGCCCGACTGGTTATCAGTTCGGGAAGCTGATCATCAACCATCCGGGTGGTCAGACGGTCGTGTTCGTCTGTCTCCAGCGTCCATGAGCTCCACCACCTACGACAGGCTCAAGCTCCTGGCCCAGATCGTTCTCCCGGCTCTGGGTACCCTGTATTTCACGATCGCGGGAATCTGGCACCTTCCCGCCGCGGAGCAGGTGGTCGGAACAATCGTCGCCATTGACGCCTTCATCGGCGTGATTCTCAAGGTGGCCTCGGACTCCTACACCAAGGAAGGCACAGTAGGGACTATCGTCGTACACGATTCCGAGGAGAAGACGACGTTCACGATCGAGCAGGAGATGGAGCCGGAAAAGCTGATGGAGAAGAAGGAGGTCACGTTCAAGGTAAGAAAGGCTTGAGTGGACTGGCAATAGCGCTGGTCTGCTTGGTCTGCTTGGAGATTCTCGGAGTCATCTGGGTCTTAGCGAGCCTCCCAGGGTTGTAACGGGATATTCGCGGCTAAAACACCGCGTATAGTGAGAACAACCTCAAAGGAGATTAGATGAAACTATTCAACCACGACGAGTCCGAGTACGACAAGCAAGTCAGACGACTGCTTCGCGAACTCGAGACGACCGATCCTGGATCCGACCAATATGAGAAGCTCGTCGAGAGACTGAACAAGCTGCAGAAGATGCGGGCCGAAGACCGGCCCGAACGACTGTCGCCCAACACAGCCGCTCTCGTCAGCGCCAACATTGTTGGGATCCTGATGATCATCCGACACGAGCAAGTGAACTTCATCGCTAGCAAGGCGCTCGGATTCGTCATGAGACTGAAGTAGTGAAGTCCTCCCTCCCCGGAGGAAGTCAAAGCGAGAGCGCTGTGCAATTTGCATGGCGTTCTCGTTTTGCAAACATGGATTGTATTTTTTTCCCGGGGGGAGATTTCCGAAAACCGGCTTTATATTACGTCGCGAAATAAACATGGCATGTAATGACAACCAACTTTAGGAGACAACCATGAAGACCAACATCAACATCATGGCCGCCAAGACCGAGATTGCCGACACCGCGTACTTCGCGTACTGCTGTGGCGTCGCTCTCGTCAAGACGGCCACCGGAGTGACCAAGCTCACCTGGAAGACCCTCAAGAAGTAGTCAAGATAGAGTCCTACCCGGGCTCTATTTTTTCGCGCAGAAAACACGGCTTCTAATGAGAACCCCCTACCAAAGGAGCCAAAATGCTCAACCTTTACCGCAAGTCTCAGGCAGCCCAGATCAACTGGATCCGCAGTCACCCCGTGCAGTACGTCGTCCTCAACGCGACACTGCTGGCAGCTCTGTGGGTCTACGTCGAGTACAAGGACCGTCAGAGGCAGCGCGAGTTTGAAACCATCGCCCCCGAGATTGAAGCCCTCAAGAACGAGACCCTCTAACCAGGGTTTCGTTTTTCGCGTAGAAAACATCGGTTGTAATGAGAATCCTCTCACACACAACAGTTAGGAGAAGTAGCCATGAAGGACAAGCTCATCAAGGTCAAGAACCACGTCATCAAGCACCGCGTCGCTTACGGCGTCGGCGCCGCCATCACCACGGTGGCCGTCGTCGTCACGAAGCGCGCGCAGGAGTGGCACGAGTTCGCGACCGAGGAGGGCGTGTACGACGCCTACACCACCGGCGTTGTGGTCGAGGAGACCATCAACAACTAAGGGAGAGGCCGCAAACGCGGCCTTTCTCTTTTCGCGGGGAAAACACCGGTTGTAATGAGAACATCCCCAATCACAGGAGTCACCCATGAACCGATTCTTCGAGAACCTCAAGCATGAGGCCGAGCAGAACCCGACACTCACCCTTGGCATTGGAACCGCCTTCCTGGCCGCACTAGGAAAGCTGATCCAGGCCCATGGTGAGTCCGCGGGCTCGCGCGCCTACGCGAAGCAGGTGAACCACCGAATCAAGATGGACCGACGCCGCCGAACCCGGTAGTGCTCAGGAGAGAACCCACACGGGTTTTCTCTTTCGCGAAAAAAACATGGCCTGTAATGAGAACCCCCTATCAAAGGAATCATCATGCAGATCATCAGCAAGACCATCACCGTTGCTCTTGATGCCACGACCCTCATCGGTCGCGCGTACGCCGAGATCCACAATGCAGAGGTCCGTTCAGAAATGGACGAGATCACTGCGGAGATCCAGGCACTTCGCGCCCGTCGGTCGGAGCTCAAGGCCACGCTGGTTCAGCTGTAGAACTCATGAGGACCTGCTAACACAGGTTCTCATTTTCGCGTAAAATACACGGCTTGTAATGAGAACCCCCTGAAAACTAGGAGACCATTATGAACCGTATTCGTAAGCCCCTTCAGATCCTCGCCGCCATCAAGTACGAGCGCGAGATCAAGAAGAGCCAGAAGAAGATCGGCCAGTACGTCTACAACCCTCAGACGGAAATCACGATCACCAGCACGAGCTGGTAAAGAGGTAAGCCCACACGGGCTTTCTCTTTCGCGTAAAATACATCAGTTGTAATGAGAAGGAAGTAGCGCGATGCGAATGTAGTCGCTTCCAACAAGCGACCGCTCTCGAAACAGTTCGACACTCGTTTCGAGCCTTCTCTTTTTCTATTTATCGCTCTAGTAGAAAGGCAGGAAATGCAGCAAAAGAAGGCCTCCCGCGTGTTCACGATCACGCTGGTGTACGAGAACAATCTCACGCGTGACGTCCGAGTCCGGGCCAAGTCACGAGAGGTCGCGGAACAGCGCGCGATGAAGCGCAACCCGAACGCGATCGGAATCCGTCGTGCGCCGTAGGCATAGGCGCATCATCATCGAGAGCCGGATCCCTCTTCGGGAGGATCTGCGTGTCGTCTCGGTGAAAGAAGAGCGTGACTACGACGCTCTGAACCTCATCATCGATGTGTCCATGTTCATCATCACTGGTGGACTGTGGGCCTTCTGGATCCTCGTGCGCGAGCTGCGCCGATGAGGGTCAACTACGCAGCGCTGTTCGTGCTGTACATCTGGTCGTACCTACTACTGACAAACCACTAGGGACAAGGTAAGGAGAACCCCCTAATGAACATCCCTGGTCTACAGCAGGCGGTTGGTCGGTTCATATCCGACAACGCCTCGACCATTCTCACGGCAGGTGGTGTCATCGGCACCGTCCTGACCGCAACGCTCGCTGCGAAGGCGGGCGGTAGCGCCATGCTCCGTATCGACATGAAGGAGCGCGAGGACTTCTGGCTGGCTCGGGCAGTGGCCGAGGAGGACTCGAACGATCCCCTCACCGACGCAGAGCTCGAAGAGCTGACCCAGGCGAACAAGCTCTCGAAGGTCGAGAAGCTCAAGATCGCTGCGCCGCTGTTCATCCCGCCCGTCATCATCGGCACCCTCACGGTCGCCAGCATCGTGATGTCGAATCAGATCTCGGCCAAACGTGCCGCAGCCCTGGCAGGGGCATACGCCTTGTCCGAGCAGCGCTGGGCCGACTACAAGGAGCGGGTGGAGCAGAAGCTCACGAAGCCCAAGCGCGAGCAGCTCGAGACGGAGATCGCAGAGGACCGGATGAACGTCAACCCGCCGACGGCGCAGGAGATCATCCTGGTCGGAAGCGGCGAGGTCCTGTGCTACGACATGTACAGCGACCGGTACTTCAACAGCACGGCTGAGAAGATCCGGGCGGGGCAGAACAAGATCAACGAAGAGCTGTTCCAGTCGCAGTACGCCAGCCTGAGCGCCTTCTACGACTACGTCGGCCTGCCACCGACCGGTTTCAGCAACGACGTCGGCTGGAACATGGCGACGACGGGGGCCTGCGAAGTCAGGATCACGGCGCACAAGTCGCCTGACGACAAGCCGTGCCTGGCGTTCGACTTCGTCGTGCCGCCGAGGCCGGAGTACGTACAGAACTACTGATGCGTCTCGTGATAACGGAGGCGGGCCTGGCCATTGTGGTCGGGTCCGTCACCTTCATTCCCAACCACATCACCAAGGCTGTGTTCACAGGCGCAGTCGGTGCCATCGCCCTGGCATATTCTGCCAAGGAGTACGGCTACCACCACAGCGAGAAGCACCTGTATCTCGATCGCATACAAATAAGGGAAGGTCAAGAGCAATGAGATTTGCAATCGCGATTCACCCCAAGGTCCTGATGACCTGGGCGGTCGTCGGGCTCGTGGGCCACGTGGTCAAGAGCCGTCTGGAGAAGAAGCCGGTCGAGGCTTCCAACGAGGAGATCACCACGGAGTACGTGCCGAGGGAAGCCGCATGATCAAGAAGCGCATCCGGTACCAGGGAACCGACGGCATGGTGGAGGAGGACTTCTACTTCCACCTCTCCAAGGTCGATCTCCTCGCGATGGAGGCGAAGCACGAGAAGATCGGCGGGATCAAGGGCTACTACGAGAAGGTCATGGCCAGCGGCGACTCGGAGCAGGCCCTCGATCTCGTCAAGTGGTTCATCGTCTCCTCCTACGGCGAGCGCACCGAGCAGGGACGCCATCTCAAGAACGAGCGTCTCCGTGAGGAGTTCGTCGGCGGCGACGCCTTCTCGGAGCTGTTCCTCGAGCTGGGGCAGGATGCCGATAAGGCGGCCCAGTTCATCAACGGTCTCGTGCCCGCGGATCTCGCAGCCGAGGTGGCCAAGATGACGGAGCAGCAGCGGGCAGCTGCGATGGGGCCGCGTCCGGCGGTCACACAGTCGAACGTGTTCGAGAAGGAATCGGCTCCCGATGCGCCGAACCTGCGGACGAGCATCCGAGAGGAGATCGACACGCTCCCGCCCGAACAAGGTGGTCCCGAACCTGCGGGCTACGTCCCAACGGAGTCCATGGCGTCACCGCCCGAGGGCGCACTCGGCACCACGCCTGCCGCACGCACCATCACCAAGGCCGAGGCCGAAGAGATGGACGCACACGAACTGCAGCGCGGTCTGATCGAAGGGAAGATCACGATCGCCAGCAACGAGCTCTCCTAAGGAGAGGGGGTTCTCAGCCCGGGGGTGCAGTACCGGCCCCCGGGTCCCTTTCTGTCGCGAAGGAAACACCGCATATAATGAGAACCCCCTATTCAAGGAGTAGTTCATGTTTGAAATGCCGAAGAACCCACGAGAGTGGACGCAGTTCCTCACCACTCGCGCAATTGCTGCGGGTTGGACCATAATCCTTCGCCACATCATCGAAAACCACACAGATTGGGACGAGGACAGTATGACTGTCCGCGCCTCGACCTATGTGGCTGGAGAGCTTGTTGCGTCGGCCGTGCAGTCCGACACCGATGCCGTTGTCGATTGGGCGTGGATCCGCGTCGACACGTGGCGTGTCAAGCGTCAGAACCGCAAGAACAAGGCCAAGAAGAAGTGAACTCACCAGGAGAACCGACACAGGTTCTCCTTTTCTTTCTCAAAGGACACTATGGAAGCCAACTTTCCGCCAAACAGCAGGGCCTCGAAGGAGCGAACCTCTGCTCCGAGAGAGCCGCGCAAGCGGGTCACTGAGGCCGATGTTGTCCGGAGGAAGCCGTCGCTGGGAAAGAAGTTCGCCCAGACCTTCATCGGCGGTGATGCCCGGACAGCGTGGGACTACATGATCTTCGACGTGGGCATACCAGAGGCCCGGGACGTGATAGTCAACGTTCTGCAGGGTGGGATCGAGCGGTTCTTCACCGGGGGCGTCACACGTGGGCGTCCGTCTCCATACAACCCGCTCGGCCGCATCGACTACGGGGCATATTCCCGTGGTCCTCAGCGGGACGATCGTCCTCCGCTTCCCACGCAGCGTCAGCTGTCGAGGCAGGCACGAGCTCGTCACGACTTCGACGAGATCATCCTGCAGACACGTGGGGATGCCGAAGAAGTCCTCAGCAGCATGCGCGAGATCCTCGACTCTCAGTACGAGGTCGTGACCGTCGCAGACCTGTACGAGCTCGTCGGAACCGAGCCCACTCATGTCGACACGACATGGGGGTGGACAAACCTGAAGGGAGCGGGTGTCGCCCGGGTCCGAGGACTCGGATATCTGCTCGACCTCCCGGAGCCCGAGCACTTCCGATGACCTCCTTCGCACAGAAGGTGGAGGTTGTCAAGGCCATGTACGACAACGACACGTGGAGAGAGCGTGTCCAGGGGATGCCGGACGATCAGATCATCGCGATCTACCTCCGGTTCATCGCCAATCCCAATCAACCACGACCCGAAACACCAGAAGCACTCGATATCGAACTCAACAAGAGCCCACAGAGCTACTCAGAGCTCCGGCTCTTCTGACAAGGAGATGAAATGAATCTGATTCCCACGGCGATCAGCCAGGGGGTGGCACGCGCAGGACTCAGCGCCAGCAAGAACGCCCCGGCGATCCTGTTCGGGGTTGGTGTTGCGGGCATGCTCGGCTCCACCGTTCTGGCCTGCAAGTCCACGCTCAAGCTCGACGAGACCCTTGACAAGACGCGCAAGGAGCTCAAGCGAGTCAAGACCGCCACCGTGAACGGCTACACCGAGAAGGACCGCCGTCACGACATCGCCGTCACCTACCGTGACGGCATCTTCAAGATCGTCAAGCTGTACGGCCCCTCGATTCTGATGGGAGCCGCAGCCATCGCCTGCCTGGCGAAATCGCACAACATCCTCGTGCGACGCAACGCCGCCATCAGCGCCGCCTACATGGCGGTACACGAGGCGTTCGAGAAGTACCGCAGCCGGGTTCGCGAGAAGTACGGCGTGGAGGAAGACCTCCGGATGATGCACGACACCGAGCCGGTGGACATCATCAACGAGAAGGGCAACATCACGCACACGACGCGAGTGTCGGGTGAGCCCTCGCTGTACGCCCGGTTCTTCGATCAGCTCTCGCCGGAGTGGACGGACGATCCGGACTACAACCTGGTCTGGCTCAAGAGCCAGCAGACCCGGTTCAACCATCTGCTGCATGCCCGCGGCCACGTGTTCCTCAACGAGGTCTACAAGGGCATCGGACTCGATCACACCGGGCCGGGTTCCGTCGTCGGCTGGGTCCTGACCAACGACGGCTCGACCGACAACTACATCGACTTCGGGCTCTACGAGGACAACGAGAGCGCGAGGAACTTCGTCAACGGCCGGGAGAACGCTGTTCTCCTGGACTTCAACGTCGACGGGCTGATCTGGGATAAGCTCAGCAAGTCCAAGCAGCCCAGCCGTCCGCGTCCCGCCACGAGGCTCCAGTGGCAGAGCTAGGAGAAGTGGTTGCCGAGGCTGCCGAAGAGGTGGCCTCGGGAGCCCTGAACGTCGCTGCTGCCTCCAGGAGCTTCCCGGTCGGCGCCTTCGTCGGTGGCATCGTCATCGGCGCGGGCATCGGCTTCGCGGTGGGGTTCCTGGTGGCGAAGAAGCGCCTCGACGAGAAGTACCGACTCGAGGCCGAGGAGGAGATCGACGCAGTGCGCGATCACTTTCGCAAGCGCCTTCTCGCCAAGGAGGACAAGCCCGCTCCTGGAGACCTTGCGGAGACGACCCAGGAGCTCGGCTACTCTTCGCCGGTGGGACCGAGGCCGGGAGAGCCTGAGGCGGATCCTACGGCCATCGAGCCAAGGCCTCCAGTACCAGTTCCTCCCAGAGAGCACACTCCCAACAAGATCCACCAGGCTCTCGAGGAGGCTCAGGACCGGGCGGAAGTCACTGAAGATGACTTCATCACCGACGCCCAGCACTGGATCGCGGCAGAGGCGCCAAAACGGGATCATGCGATTCCTTACGTCATCCACTTCGACGAACGCGGCGAAGCGGACTTCGACACCGTCACCTACAACTACTACGCGGGTGATGACGTCCTTTGTGACGAGGCTGAAAACCCGCTTCAAGGGCGAGACACGATTGTCGGGGATCACAATCTCGATAAATTCGGATACGGGTCGGGTGATCCCAACGTTGTCTATATCCGCAACGACAACCTGGCGCTGGAGATGGAGATCGTGAGGGACCCCGGCACCTTCGAAGAGGAGGTACATGGCATCAAACACTCGGACGGGGAGCCGAGACGGAGGTGGCGCACACCGGACGAAGAGGCTTGAGCGGCTGAACGAGGCATATTTCCACTGGCTGGTTGCACAGGTCAGGGAAGAAGGGACGGTTCACCAGGAGAAGACGTACTGGGATCTCCTGAGCCTCATGCACTCAAAAGAATTCGTCTGGGACACACGCGCCGGGAACGACGACAACCGTATCGAGGATGGGCGAGGTCTCCGGATCGAGTTCTTCCACGAGAACGGAGTGGAAGGCACCAAGATGGATCTTTCCCTCGGGGAGGATGCATCGGTGCTGGAGGTGCTGATCGGGGTATCCCGTCGTCTGGCCTGGTTCGCAGGCGACGGGCCCGAAGGCTGGGCATGGCAGCTTCTCCGCAACCTCAAGCTGCATCTGATGTACGACCCTCTCTCAAATCGCAAGGCCCGCAAGGCCGACGAGATCCTGGAGCGGCTGATCTGGAGAAACTACTCGCCTGACGGTGAAGGCGGGTTCTTCCCTCTGGCCTGGCCTTCGAGGGATCAGAGAGGGGTCGAGATCTGGTACCAGATGAACGAGTACATAGGAGAGATCCACCCTGAATACAGGAAGGAGGCTTAGTGGATTTCCTTCAGATCCATGTAAAGGAACGGAAGAACGGATACGAGTTGTACCCGGTCTTCGTAGTCGAGAGAAGCATCAAAGATCTGATGGTTCGGGGTGGATCCTTCTATGCCATCTGGGATGAAGCACGCCAGATCTGGTCGAGGGACGAGCTCGACGTCCAGCGACTGGTCGACGAGGCACTGTGGGCCCGGGCGAAGCAAGAGCCCAACGTGCAGTACGACGTGAAGGTCCTGAAGCGATCCGACAGTGGGTACTGGAAGAAGTTCGTCAACTACGTCAAGGACCTGCCAGACAACTTCCGGCCGTTGGACACGAAGCTGACGTTTCAGAACATGGAGGTAGACAGAGACGACTACGTCAGCAAAAGGCTCCCGTACGCAATAGAGGCCGGAGATGTCTCGGCCTGGGGAGAGCTCGTGTCCACTCTCTACGCTCCGGAGGAGAGGAAGAAGATCGAGTGGTCAATCGGCTCGATCATATCCGGGGACTCCAAGAAGATCCAGAAGTTCATGGTCTTCTACGGGTCTGCGGGGACGGGCAAGTCGACGATGCTTCACATCATCGAGAAGCTCTTCTCCGGGTACTGGATCGTCTTCGAGGGACGAGCTCTGGGCAACATGCAATCGAGCTTCGCCATGGAGCCGTTCAAGAACAACCCCCTCGTGGCGATCGAGCACGACTCAGACCTGTCCCGGCTGGACACCAACACCCGGTTCAACTCCATCGTGTCGCACGAGTCGGTCCTGGTGAACGAGAAGCATAAGCCGATGTACGAGATCGAGCTGACCTCGATGCTGTTCCTGGGGTCGAACCAGCCGGTCAAGATTTCCGACTCCCGCTCGGGCTTGCTGCGACGGCTGATCGACATCCATCCAACGGGGGTGACGTTTACCAAAGACCAGTACGATTCCCTGATGAACCGGATCAACTTCGAGCTGGGGGCCATAGCGGCTCACTGCCTTGACGTATACCGGGCCATGGGGCCGAACTACTACAACTCGTATCAGCCTCGGGCGATGCAGTACAAGACCGACGTGTTCTTCAACTTCGTCGAGGCATATTTCGTCGAGTTCCAGCGGCGAGAATCGGTGACGCTGAAGCAGGCATATCACTGGTACAAGGAGTTCTGTCTCGATACAGGGATCGAGAAGCCCCTGCCGCAGTACAAGGTGCGGGACGAGCTGGAGAACTATTTCGATCACAACGACCGGGACGTGTTCTCCGGTTTCAACGCAGAGCGGTACAAGCACAAGGTGAGCGAGGGGACGTTCTCCCTGGTCTTGGATCATTCGCAGTCCCTGTTCGACCGCGACATGGTGAACCAGCCCGCTCAGCTGGCCACCGAAGAGGGAACGCCCACGCACCGGTGGGCGAATGTCACGACCCAGCTCAGAGATCTGGACACATCAGAGCTTCATTACGTCAAGGTCCCCGAGAACCACATCGTCATCGACTTCGATCTTCAGGCGGCCGGTGACAAGTCAGCCTTCCAGAGGAACCTCGAAGCAGCAAGCCAATGGCCACCCACCTACGCGGAGGTATCGAGAAGCGGCGAAGGGATCCATCTCCACTACAACTACCGGGGAGACGTCAAAGAGCTCGCGCCCAAGTACCAGGATGGGATCGAGGTCAAGACATATCTGGGCGATTCGGCCCTCAGACGGCGCCTTTCTCTTTGCAACGCCGTCGAGGTTTCGTCCATATCGGACGGGCTCCCCAAGAAAGAGAAAAAGGAGAGAATGCTCACAGACAAAACGATGTCCAGCGAGCGAGGCCTGCGGGAGCTCATCGAGAGAAACCTCCGCAAGGAGGTCCACGCCGGGACCAAACCGTCGGTGGACTTCATCAAGAAGATCCTCGACGACGCGTACGAGTCCGGCATGGACTACGACGTGACCGACCTGCGGGGGATCATCTCCACCTTCGCAGCGCACTCAACCAACCAGCCCCGAGAAGCGGGAGCGGTCGTACGGCAGATGAAGTGGAAGTCCGAATCCATGATGGGAGAGGAGAAGGGCGACGCTACCTACGGCGAGCCGGAAGCGTCTGGGGAGGCGAAGGATCCTCGGATCGTCTTCTTCGACGTGGAGGTCTACCCGAACCTGTTCGTCATCTGCTGGAAGTTCCAGGGAGCCAATGAGTCGGCTCGAATGGTGAACCCGACTCCCGAGGAAGTGGCAGAACTGTTCAAGCTGAAGCTCGTCGGCTTCTACAACCGGAGATTCGATAACCATATATTATGGGCAGCGGCACTTGGCTGGCCCGTAGAGCGGCTATATGCGTTGTCGCAGAAGATGATCGTGGACTCGAACCGCCAGGCGACCTTCCGCGAGGCCTACAACCTCTCGTATGCCGATGTGTGGGACTTCGCCACGGAGAAGAAGAGTCTCAAGAAGTGGGAGATCGACCTCGGGCTCCTGCACATGGAGTTGGACCTCCCTTGGGACCAGCCCGTCGAGGAGAAGGATGTCGAGCGGGTCCTGAACTACTGTGTGGCGGACGTAGAGGCCACTGAGGCGCTCTTCGAGCACGTTCGAGGGGATTGGACTGCCCGGCAGATCTTGGCGGCTCTGAGTGGCCTTACTGTGAACGACACGACACAGTCCCATACCGCCCGAATCGTCTTCGGCGACGACCGGGATCCTCAGCGCAAGTTCGTCTACACGGATCTGTCCGAGGAGTTTCCGGGGTACGTGTACGACTTCGGCAAGTCCTCATACAGGGGGGAAGACCCTGGCGAGGGGGGATACGTCTACTCGGAGCCGGGGATCTACGAGAACGTCGCGGTGCTGGACATCGTGTCCATGCATCCTAAGACGATCGAGATCCTGAACCTGTTCGGCCCATACACGGAGAACTACAACGAGCTGCGTAAAGCCCGCGTGGCGATCAAGCGTCAGGACTACGACACGGCGCGGCAGATGCTCGGCGGGAGGCTCGCGCCATTTCTGGAGGGCGCAGAGGCCGACGAAGTCGGTCGGCATGGCACCGATCTGGCCTACGCCCTGCGGATCGCACTCAACATCGTCTACGGATTGACGTCGGCGAGATTCGACAACCCGTTCCGCGACCGGCGCAACAAGGACAACATCGTCGCCAAGCGCGGGGCGCTGTACATGATCGACCTCAAGGCGGATCTGCATGCCGTGGAGAAGCAGCCGATCCACTTCAAGACGGACTCGGTGAAACTGCCGAACGCCACAGCGGAGGACATCGCCTTCGTGATGACACACGGCTCGATGTACCAGTACGAGTTCGAGCTGGAGGCCATGTACGAGAAGTTCTGCCTCGTGAACGACGCGGTGTACGTGGGCCGAATGGATGGGGAGTGGACAGCGATCGGTGCCCAGTTCCAGCATCCGGTCGTGTTCAAGACCCTGTTCACCGGAGAGGAGCTCACGTTCGAGGACTTCCAGGAGGCCAGGTCCGTGAACAAGGGCCTGATGTACCTGGACCGGCGAGGATCCGATATGGACCAGCCGGACAAGACCAAGATGCGGTTCGTCGGCAAGACGGGCCTGTTCGTTCCCGTCATGAGCAAGGGCGGGATTCTCTACCGGCATCACGAGGACAAGTTCTACGCGGTCGCCGGAACCAAGGGGCATCTCTGGATGGAGGCGGAGGTGGCCAAGGGGCTCGATGACGTTCAGATCGATATGTCCTATTTCGACAAGCTGGTCAGCGACGCCAGGGCTGCCATCGAGCAGTTCGGATCGTATGACGAATTCATAAAGGAGTAGATCATGAAGAAGGCACTCGTCCTGCTCTTCGGCCTGCTGTTCGCCTTCCTGGCGTACATCTTCTTCAAGGCAGTGGCGGAGGACTGATGGAAGTCCGACCCCGAGTGCTCCGCGAGGAGCTGATGTCCACCCTCACCCTGATCGATGCCTCGATCGACGAGGTGAAGAAGGAGTGCCGGAACCGACGGATCATGCCGTCGGAGCTGCGCGACACCAGCGGCAACTGGGTAATGATCCCGTTGCTGTCGGCGAAGGTCACGGCACTCAACGCCCTCATCCTCCTCAACCGAGAGAACCGCTGATGGCCGACCGCGAACAACTGGCCCCCGTCACGATGTACGGGGTGCGACTCATCTTCAGAAACTTCCGAGGAGAGGAGGACACGTTCAACGACCCGGGAGAGCGGACCTTCGCAGTTCTGCTCGATGAGCAGACCGCCCAGGCCATGGCGGTTGACGACTGGAACGTCAAGTATCTGAAGCCACGGGACGAGGAGGAAGAGCAGCATCCGCAGGCCTTCCTCCCGGTGCGAGCCCGATGGGACAAGGGACAGCCCCCGACGATCTATCTGATCACCGGCGATCCCGACGCTCCGCCCGATTCTCCTGAGGGTCTACAAAGGCGAAAGCTCGATGAGGACGAGGTCGAGATGCTCGACTGGGCGGAACTCATCAACGTCGACATGATCGTCAAGCCGTCTCGATGGACCAATCGCGCGGGAACCAAGACGGGCATCAAGGCCTATCTCCGGACGATGTACGTGACGATCCAGCTGGACGACCTCGCGCGGAAGTACGACGGCGTCCCGGAGAGAAGATGACGATCGTCACCAAGAAGTACGCACGCAAGCCACTCGTCGTGGAGGCGGTGCAGGTCACGAAGGAGAACTTCGAGGAGCTCGCTGCCTGGTGTCAAGGAACGATCCGATACAACGACGGGATCGAGTTCATTCCCGACCAGCACACCGTCGATCCCTCGGTGATGCACATCCACGTACGAGTTCACAACCCCCGTAGCGGGCGCCAGGCGATGGCATTCATCGGCGACTGGCTGCTCTACACGGAGATGGGGTACAAGATCTACAACACGAAGGCATTCGTCAGCTCGTTCGACGAGATGTAGGGGGGCGCCTCAAAAAGACCCGGGAGGGAGTAGGTGCCTGTAGAACCCGTTTCACAACGATCCAACCAACAGCGGATGGACGCCTTGCAGAAGGCGAATCGGATACGCACGGAACGAGCGCATCTGAAACAACGCATGAAAGCGAGGAAGGAGAACGTTCTAGAGCTGATTCTAGAACCTCCGCAGTACATCGAGACCATGAAGATCTTCGACTTGCTCCTGGCCACTCCGAAGTACGGGAGGATCAAGACCAAGAAGACTCTTCAACTGTCCAGAATCTCCGACTCCAAGACAGTCGGTGGGTTGAGTAAGAGGCAACGCACTGAACTCGTCTGGAGAATGAACGGAGGAAGTGGACATCACTAGTCCAACAGTTTGGAGTGGAGTCGTGTCCGTACGCCCGGAAAGGCGGGGGAACGACTTGCGACCTGTTCTCGCGGACGGGGAGTGTCGGCCGGGACAACCCGCTACACCCGGTGACCGGACAGCTCCAAACACTTAGACTTAGGGGGAGAGATGGTAATCGAGTTGATCGTGGCAGTTGCACTTGCAGGAGATCTGCCGCCCAACATGCACGCCGGGAAAGGTTACGTCCCGTGCGACAGGGAGTGCAAGTCCAGACGTCACAGGAGAAAGGTGGTGCGGCCGTACAACGTAAAGCTCAACCGCATAGCAGGATGCGAGAGCGGAGGGAGATGGTTCATCAACACCGGCAACGGCTTCTACGGCGGGTTGCAATTTACGCTCGGTACCTGGCAGAGCGTAGGCGGAAGCGGATACCCCCACCATAACTCCAAGCTCGAACAGAAGTATCGGGCCGTGAAGGTGTACAAGCGCCGGGGGAACTGGGGGGACTGGCCTGTGTGTGGGTACGTTTGATGGCGGGAGTCATCTGCAACTGCTTGGACGCTGGAGACGTCCTGGCAATCATGTTGGGAGTTCTGTTCATAGGCGGGCTGTTGCTGGCCTTCTTCAAGTACCGCTAATCACTTCATTTATTTTTGTCCAAGGAGGCGCGGTGTATATCAACCTGCTGCGAGTGGTCGACTACCTGTACGAACACCACGACAAGATGTACGTCTTGCCGGGGAAGAACGGAGCTCTGGTCTACGACGAGATGCTCGATGAGGTCGTGATCCTCTGGGGAGACTTCAGTGGCTCCCCGAGGGACAACTCGGCCGAAGCAAGGCTGGCTCTTGAGAAGAGCCACGCCTGGATGAACTAGGAGGCACGGATGCCGCCGGATCTGAAGGATCACCAGAAGGACACCCTGGACGAGATACACAACGGCTCGATCGTCTGGGGTGTGGTGGGCGCAGGGAAGTCGCGCCTTGCCATGGCGTATTACGTCAAGAAGGAGAGCCCGAAGGACATGGTCGTGATCACCACGGCCAAGAAGCGAGACACAACCGACTGGGAAGAAGAGGCTCTGAAGTGGGGTGTGTTCGGTGAGGACCGCCACTACCACGGGACGATCACAGTCGACAGCTGGAACAACCTTCCGAAGTACGTGAACGAAACGGGAAAGTTCTTCGTCTTCGATGAACAACGACTGGTAGGGAAGGGGACATGGGTAAAGGCGTTCCTGAAGATCGCAAAGAACAACAACTGGATCATGCTCAGCGCGACGCCGGGGGACACGTGGATGGACTTCGTCCCGGTATTCGTCGCAAATGGGTTCTATTCATCTCGAAGGGCGTTCGAGCAGGAGCATGTTGTATTCAAGAGGTATCTGAAGTATCCGGTGGTGGATCGGTACATCGGGGTTCAGAAGCTCACACGCCTGCGCTCCAAGATCCTCGTAAAGATGCCATTCGAGGATCAGTCGATGAGGTGGGGAGAGAATGGAGCGGAGTTCGGGAAGGTGACCCTGCACCGGACCATCCGGTGGCCCCACGACGAACTGGTCGGTTTCGACGAGAAGCTGATGGACCGGGTGGTGAAGGATCGCTGGAACCCGTTCGAGGATCAGCCGATCCAGAACGTGGCGGAGATGTTCTATCTGGCGAGGAAGGTGGTGAATTCCGATCCTGAGAGGCTGGTCAAGCTTGATCAGTTGTTGGAGCGCAGGAAGAAGCTGATCGTCTTCTACTCGTTCGACTACGAGCTGGCCATGCTGAGGAAGATGCAGGAGGTCGTCCCGTTCGCGGAGTGGAACGGCCACAAACACGAAGAGATTCCATCGACAGATCGGTGGATCTACGCGGTCAACTACACCTCCGGAGCAGAGGGGTGGAACTGCATAGAGACGGACACGATCGTGTACTGGTCGCTGCAGTACAGCTACAAGGTCTGGGAGCAGTCACATGGGCGTATCGATCGCATGGACAGCCCCTTTCTGAACCTCCACTACCACACGATCCGGAGTGACTCCTGGATCGATCGGGCGATCTGGGCGGCGATCGAGTCGAAGAAGAATTTCCAGGAGTCTGAGGCCCAAATTTCCGAATTTTCAGGAGTTTGAGGCCCAAATTCCCGCAAATTGCGGGATCGACAGTCAACTTAGTTACTATCTGCACGCGAGGGGGGATAATATATAATAAGCATATACTCAGGGGTACGTTCTCTATACCCAAGTGAGTGTGTTATGAGCGCCAACGCGCCAACTTCATAAGGAGGTGAAATTGGGCGACTGGGTCCTTATAAATGGCTTCCCAAAGTACAGCGTGAACCCCTCCGGAGAGGTGCGAAGGGATTCGTTCGATCGGCTGGTCAAACCACAGATGAACCAGAACAACGTCGTCTATGTTCCCCTCATGAGAGATGGGGTTCTCAAACAGAGAGCTCTGGCTCTGATCGTGGCCAAGGCATTCCTCCCTTCACCAGTCGATCCGTTCACCGTCCCGATCAACCTCGATGGCGATCGATGGAACTGTGCGATCGACAATCTCATGTGGAGACCACGAGGTTTCGCCATCAAGTACCACCAGCAGTTCACCACACACCCCTATGACAGGCCCATAAACGTGCCTGTGAGGGCAAGAGACGACACGGAGGTGTTTCCAGACTCAATTCACGCTGCGATGCGCTACGGGCTCTTAGAACGCGATGTGGTGCTGTCCATCGAATACAACACTTACGCGTGGCCCACTTACCAGATCTTCGAGCGAGCCTAATTCCATATATTACCCAGCGTGAAAAACGCGGCATGTAATAGAAGGAATGGAATGTCGCATCTATTTTTAGCCCCCCGCCTCAAGAAAGGAGGGTCCGTGACAGAGGCCGCATTCCAGGCAAAGCTCATCAGGAGACTGAAGAGAATGTTCCCGGGATGCGTGATCATGAAGAACGATCCACAGGACACGCAAGGCATTCTCGATCTCACGATCTTCTGGGGTCCTTTCTGGGCGATGCTGGAGGTGAAAGCCAGTGCCGCTGCAGCCAAGAGGCCCAATCAGACCTACTACGTTCGTGAGATGAACGAGATGTCCTTCGCGTCGTTCATATTCCCGGAGAACGAGGAGGAGGTGCTAACTGCGCTTCAACAAGCATTTACATCTCGAAGGGCAGCATGCCTTCCTCTCCCCTAGCGTCTACCACTGGATCAACTACGACGAGGAACGTCTTGAGAACCGGTACAAGGCACTGCGAGCAGCGCTCGAGGGGATGGAGCAGCACAGGTACGCAGCCATCGCAATCGAGGAGCGAGAAGTACAGGACAATGAGACCACGACGGTCGGGATGTACATCAACCAGTGCATCCAGTACCGCATGCAGCCCGAGGTCGTCCTTTACTACAGTCCTAATGCTTTTGGGACTGTTGACGCTATCGCTTATCGTTACCGTGTGTTGCGTATATCTGACCTCAAAACTGGTGTTACGCGTACTTCTGAGCATCAGTTAGAGGTCTACGCAGCACTCTTCTTCCTCGAGTACGGGATCGACCCGTACGACACACGTGGTATCGAACTCCGTATCTATCAGGACGGTGAGTGCCGCGTCTACGACGCGGACCCGGCCTTCATCAAGGGGATCATGGACAAGATCGTGTGGTTTGACAGACTGCTCAACCAATTGAGAGAGGAGGTGTCGTAGTGAAGCTGACCGAAGAGCAGTACCTGGCCCACTATGGCATCCTCCGGAAGTCCGGCCGGTACCCCTGGGGATCCGGTCACAATGTCGAGAAGCGCAGCCAGGACTTCCTCGATACGGTGAAGAATCTCGAGCGTCAGGGGCTCAAGCCCACCGAGATCGCCAAGGGCTTCGACATGACCACCACCGAACTTCGTGCGGCCAAGTCCATCGCCAGCAACGAACTTCGTCAGTCGAAGATCAACCAGGCGGTGAAGCTGAAGGAGCGCGGCTGGTCTCCCACGGAGATCGGAAAGCGCATGGGCGTCAATGAGTCGACCGTTCGCGGTTACCTCACCGCCCACGAGAAGGATCAGGCGGACAGCATCCAGAACACGGCAGCGATGCTGATGCGAGAGGTCGAGAAGAAGGGCGTCATCGACATCAGTGTCGGTGTCGAACACGATCTTCCTCTTGGTGGAGAGATGAAGCCCAACATCGGGATCACCAACACCAAGCTCAAGACTGCCGTGGCCATCGCCAGGGAGCACGGGTACGTGGTCCACCGGATCGCCATCCCTCAGCTTGGACAGCCCGGTCAATTCACCAGGACCAGAGTCCTCGCCAAGCCGGATATCCCGTGGACCGAGATCAACAAGAACCCGGGCATGATCAAGGTCATCCAGCCGTACACGAAGAACAACGGACGTGACTGGCAGGATGAGGTCTTTCAGACGCCGATCCATGTCAGCTCCAAGCGAGTCCAGATCAAGTACGCCGAGCACGGAGGCGCCAAGGAAGACGGCGTCATCTACGTTCGTCCCGGTGTGAAAGATCTGCACATGGGAGGCAACAACTACTCCCAGGTTCGCATCTCGGTCGACGGCACGCACTACATGAAGGGCATGGCCGTCTACAAGGACGGACTGCCCAAGGGCACGGATCTCGTGTTCAACACGAACAAGTCCATGCACGGCAACTCGCTTCACGACGTCCTCAAGAAGCAGTCCGATGATCCTGATCTTCCCTTTGGCGCTGTGGTCCGCCAGCTGAAGGATCCGAAGACAAACAAGGTCGACTCGGCTTTGAACCTGGTGAACAAGGAAGGCGACTGGGACAAGTGGAGCAAGTCTCTGCCCGCTCAGATGCTTTCCAAGCAGAAGCCCGAGGTGGCCAAGGGTCAGCTCGACTTGTCGTATGAACGTCGGAAGAAGGAGTACGAAGCCATTTCGGATCTGACCAATCCGGTGGTCAAGCGTCATCTTCTCGAGACATTCGCGGACAGCACCGACTCATCTGCCGTGCATCTCGAGGCTGCGGCTATGCCTCGACAGGCGACGAAGGTGATTCTTCCCATCCCTTCGATGCGACCCAACGAGGTGTACGCTCCTTCGTTCCGAAACGGAGAGCGTGTTGCTCTGGTCAGGTTCCCTCACGGTGGGACCTTCGAGATCCCGCAGCTGACGGTGAACAACAAGAGCATCACCGCCAAGCGCACCATGGGCACCGCAGCCAAGGATGCGATCGGGATTCACCACTCCGTGGCCGAGAGGTTGTCGGGTGCGGACTTCGATGGTGACACTGTCCTCGTCATCCCGAATCCCAAGGGGTCTGTAAAAAGTACCCCCCCTCTCGAAGGACTGAAGGGGTTCGATCCGAGGTCTCAGTACAGGGCCTACGACGGAATGAAGACCGTCGATGGTGGACACTGGAACGAGTCGAGGAAGGAAGTCGTCTTCAAGAAGGGCCAGGTTCCTAACCGAGGCAACATGCAGATGAAGATGGGAGACATCTCGAATCTCATCACTGACATGACGCTTCGGGGTGCGAACGACGACGAGCTTGCTCGTGCGGTCCGCCATTCCATGGTGGTCATCGATTGCGAGAAGCATGTCCTCGACTACAAGAGTTCGTACCGGGACAACGGGATCCCTGCATTGAAGGAGAAGTACCAGGGAAAGAAGCAGGCTGGTGCCAGCACCCTCATCAGCCGTGCCCGCAGCCCGAAATACATAGATGCCCGTCGCCCAAGGCGCGCATCTGAGGGCGGCCCCATCGATCCGGTTACAGGGCGCAAGGTGTACGTACCCAAGGAAGGATCCACGTACACCAACAAGAAGGGCGAGACCGTAACCAGGAAGATGAAGGTCAAGCGCCTGGAGCTTGAGAGTGACGCCCACAAATTATCCTCCGGCCTCGATGTAGAGACCCTTTATGCGGATCACTCCAACAAGCTGAAGGCTCTTGCCAACCAGGCACGGTTGGACACCCTTAGCCTGCCCAAGATGGAGACTCATTCGAGTGCTAAGAAGACATACGCAGCACAGGTGTCTTCTCTGAATTCGAAGCTTCTTCGTGCCCAGAAGAACGCTCCTCTGGAGAGGCAAGCACAAGCACTTGCCAATTCAGTGGTCATCCAGAAGAAGGCAGCAAACAAGAACCTCGAACCAGCAGAAGAGAAGAAGATCAGGAACCAGGCCCTTGCCACCATGCGTGTCCGTACTGGTGCTCGGAAAGAACGGATCACTATCACACAGGCAGAGTGGGATGCGATCCAGGCAGGTGCTATCTCAGCTGACAAGTTGCAGAAGATCCTGAACAACGCAGACCTGGACTCTGTCAGGAAGCTGGCCACACCTAAGAAGAATCCGAAGTACGTGGTTACCTCAGCCAAGATGGCAAGGGCACAGCAGATGCTTGCTGATGGGTACTCACAGCAGGACGTGGCCGACAACCTAGGCATAGCACTAGGCACGCTCAAGGCAGCACTGTACGCAGAGTGAGGTGATGTATGGAAACACATGAAGAGCTGGTGAGTGGCAAGGTGGAGTACATGCTCACCACAGTGGACAATCCATTCGACCCATGGGCAGAGTGGGAAGAGTGGCTTGCGTTTGATGCCCGCCACGGCTACCACTCACCAGGTCTGCTTGCACGAATCGTCATCACATCAGATGATTTGTCAGATGCCGACCAGGCACTGGCCATCCAAGAAGGCATCGAAGAGATCGTTCGTGAGAACGTTTCTGGAATGCACAAGAAGGTTGCGAGAAGTTCTTCGTGATCATCTGATGCGATTGAGAGAGTGGAAAGGAGTTTCGCGGTAGGGGGGAGGGGTCAAAATTTTTCGGCCCCCCTCCCTCAT